GTATTTTGCTAAAGCTTGATATCCCATTCTCGCTGCACCACCAGCAAACATCGGTACACGTCCACCATCTGCAAAAGTTTTACTATAATTAAAACCAATGTTTTTGTTGCCATCAAAATCAGTAAAAGCACCTCCACTAAAATTACCCTTATTAAAACCTAGTCCTAAAGATTTATTTCCTTGAAAATCTGTTTTAGCATTTATGTTAACTGGACCTAAAGCACCTGTATAACTAAGCTCTGAATCTAATTCCTGGTCTTTTATAGAGTCAAATAAATCCGTTCTTAAATTTAATAAACCTCCTTTAACCGCAGCTGCAATATCGAGATATCTTGGAGTAGTACCTATAGCAGTATAATCTGGTGATATACTAACATTAACAGGAGAGTTAAACGTAGTTTGATTATCACCACCTCCTCCACCTGATGTGGTTGGAGTTTCTCCATAATACCCAGATCCTGATTCAAATCTTGAATGACCTCCTTCATCAGCACCTTTGCTACTTCCTGTACTGCCTGCTCCAAAATCATCAGAGGATGCATCCATTCCACCACCTTTAAAACCTACACGACCACCCTTTGCTTTTTTAACTTTGTTTTTTTGCTCTAAAAGTTTTTCCATATAATACAAAGGACTTAAATACTTTCCAAATTTGTCATAAAAAGTATCATGTTCTTTTAAACCAAATCCTCCAATTTTTAATGATGGTTCTTCTGATATTCCTTTCATAGTTAAAAACTTTGGTGGTATAAACATATACTTAGCATCAGCGCCACCACCTTCGCTAAATGGAACTCTACCACCATCTGCAAATTCAAAGTCATCTATGTCAACTGTCTCTGGATTAAATCTTCTATCGGTAATGGTTCTACCTGCATCATCTGTTACACTAACTAATCTTTCTGCAAATAACTGTATTTCATCTGGTCCATCAAGTTTTGCAACTGCTGATGCAACTTTAGGTCCAAAGTATTTTTGTACCAGTAAGAATGGATCACCCATACCACCGCCACCGCCTTCGGTCATAAATTTAAAATCATCTGCTTCCATAACATCAGCTAACGTAGTGTTACCTGGTTCATCAGATAAATTTTTTACTCTGTTTAAAAAATCTCTAGCGTTTGCTCTAACAACTGGTTGTGCATTCTCTGCAACACCTGCGTTTAAATAAATTTTGTTTACTAAATCATTTACGATTAGATTATTGTTTTTTACATTTTTAATTGCCTCAAGTCCTGCACCTGTAAATGGTGCTGAGATATCTTCTGGTCCACCACGTGAACCTGGTGGTGGTAGATCATCTAAATCTGTAATACCAAGTCTAACCGCATCTTTTATATCCTTATCAGAAGCTTTAGGAAAATTACCTCTTAATTCTATTTCTGCGTCAGATACATTTTTAACAAGATCATCAGCTAATTTTTCTTCTGCTCGTAAAGACATCAAACCTTCTTGGTCTAAGTTTCTAATACCTGTTTGAAGATCTGTAATGTTAGCTGGCGCTGCAGGTGGCATGTAAAAATTTTTCATTTTAGTCATGTTCTCTAACAGCTTGTTAGCCTGAATATCATTTAATTTATTTGAAACTGCATACCCGACAGAACTGGTTAACTCTTCTACTGCTTTTGATTGTGGTAATACACCTAACGCGTCAACGTTAATATCCGTGTCTAACATCAACTCTGGGGACTTACTTTTTCCTAAAAAACTTATATTAGTTCTAGTTCCAAGAACGTCGTTTAGGTTTCCTCCTAATTCTTGAAACGTTTTTAAAATTAAATCTAATGTCTGTTTCCTAGCCATAATATTCTAATCTACTCCTGTCAGGCAGTGGTTCGTCTTTGTAAGAGTCTTTATTACGAACTAAACCACCTTGTTTAATACGCATCAACGCCTGGGTCATAGAGTCGACATAGTCATCGTAATCTCCATGCGGAAATGATGCACACTCTTCCACCACCTCTTGAGCAAAATGTTGGTGCATAGGAGCCCAAATCAATCCTGTCTCAAACAGCGGTGATACTGAGTTTACCCTAGCATGTTTATCATTTCCTCGGCTCGGCGTAAAGTTAATTACTGGGATTCCCATATCTCTTAATTCAGCTGTCAGAGGTATCCCCGATGCCTTGGCCTCGACTATCACCATATCAGGACGCCAATACAGATACTCTTCATGAGCTATCTTTTTAAGTTCTGGGAACTCATATCGATCTTTAAAAGCATTTAACAATATTATATTCATCCCTTCATCTTCTGTCTCAAAGACTCCCCATGTCGTTATCGCACTAAAGTCGGCAGATTCTTTTTTGAGAAAAGCTGTGTCGTATGATTGAATTATAAACTCACATTTAGGTGGTTCCTTCTCCTCCCAATTTTGCCACCAGTCACGTTTGATGATAGCACCTTCTTCTGCTGTCGGCTGTTGCATATACTGGGCGTTCCAGTTGTTTACAGGAATAGATGCCTTGGTCTTCTCAAGCTCATCCTTGGTCCAGTATTCTGGCCACACGGGTTTTCCATCGGGGAGC